TGGTTCTGGGCAATCTACCTTTAAAGTTCGTTCAATTATAGAATCTTTGCCATTTATTACTAAAGTATCTGTTAAACGTATATTTTTTGTAATACGCTCTACTTTGTAACCTTTTTTAACTGCTTTAGTTAAATGGTGATTCATTGAACATGAAGAAAGCATTACTATAATTATTAAAACATAGCTTTTCATTTGCTGTAAATGTTTTTATCCTTAACACCTATTAACTTGCACCATTTAATAGTATCAAACGAAGGGCATGCTTTTGCCGCAAATTGATTATGTCCTGCTATTTTCCATTGTGGCTGCAATGTAGTATGAGCCTTTACATACATCTCTAAAGCTTCTTTTTGCTCTGGTGTTCTGGTGTCTTTAGGTTTTCCGTTTTTATCCGTACCGCCTACATATACAATATGCCTAGACTTTGAATTTATACCTCTAGCACCGTTTGTTATTTCCCAATTGTCAACGTTATTATTATCATTATACTCTACCAAAGTTTCGATAGAACCGTCTAAATGAATTAATTCAGAATATCCAACACGTGACCAACCACGACCACCCTTAGATTTTGGGTTAGTATGCCATCTATTAATTTCTTCACTTGTAACTTCCCTTCCCTCTGGTGTAGCTGTGCAATGTATCACTAAATATTCTAGCTTCATGTTAATTTTTTTTAGAGTATTTTTGTTTAAGTCTATCAATTATAAATTTCATTCCCTCATAACCTGAAAAACCTAGCATACAACCGAAACCGTATCTTGTGTTTTCGTTTATATTTATATATTCAAAAATAACAGGTGTTACATAATTAGCTATTATACCTCCTGAGAGCATAGCCATAAAACGCTGAGCCTTTGTTAAATCTCTTTTGTGTGATATTGAAACTATAGAACCGAAAACCCCTGCAATAATTAGTCCTATATGTATGCCGTAATCTTCGGCTATTTTTAATGCTTTTACAATCGAATCCATGTTTTTCTATTCTTGCAAACTATGATAATAAATAATAATAACGCTATATGTTCGTTGTAATCTATTACCGTAGGGTCAAAGAAAAGTTCGTCGATTAGGTTATTTATGGCTGTTAAATGCATTATAAAAGCTATCACAGACCAATTACCCTTGGTTGTTAAGTATATCACTCTAGTATATCCAACAAACGCAAAGGCTACTAAGTGATACCACGAACCCTCCCATAAATTAAATGGGAAGGTATACGCAGTTATGACGCTAAAAAACGCAGCAACAAGCCATATAGCAGCTTTAGTACTCATTATTTTCTGTCGTTTGGTCTGCCTCCGCAGAACTCATTAATAAAAGAGTCAAGCTCTTCTGGCATTACATCTCCATCATAAGAGACTGTTAAAGTGTAGATTGTTTCGTTTTTGTCTACTGTTACCGTTACTGTTTTCATAGATTTACTTTGTATGTTTTATGTATAAATATTCTAATTGTAAAGAGCCGCCAGCCGAAACAAAAGCCTGAACTTCAAAATGTGTAGCAAGTGAAGCGTTAAAGCTTGTTAAATAGTGCCATGCTGCACCGGTTGTATATGTGTCGCCTGGAGTTGGTAAAACGTCAGTAACTTTCTGCTCGTATTGTACATACATATCTGTTCCTGAAATTTTTGTTACAGTTATTCGTATTGAGGTTGAATAACTCGTATATGGCAACTGTAAAAGACTATTACCGTAAGTAGGCGTAGAAGCGGAAAGAGGCGTATAAGCTATATTGTCCCAAAGGAAATACAAGCCGAACCCGTCAGAACTAGGGGCAACAGCATTGTTAAAATTCATTTCAACTTCTAACCTGTCCCCGTCCTCCATTGTAGGAACTGAACCGGTACTACCTAAATCGAAGGTTTCCATTGTTCCCGTGGCACTTGTTACTGTGTCATTAACTGCATTATTGTATAGAACAACTCCTATTTGTGAAGGGGCAACCTGTTTAGTTACTCCACCCTGTACTACTGCCATTTTTTCCGTTCCGTCGAATGATGTTGATACTGGTAAATCGCTTATTTTTGTGTCTGGCATTTTATTTTGTTTAGGTAAATTTTAAGTTTTTTAATATCTTCTGCTTTGGGTTTGTATATCTTCTTTGCCATTATAATTCTAAATTTTTATACTTATAATAGTCTCGGTTATCGTCTTCTAAATACCAACCATTAAATGCAGCGTCTTTGTCTGGCTTCATATCTTCACTAGTGTTGTTGCTGTACTCAGGGAATAAATTAGAATTATCACACATATAATCTAAAAATCTGCGTGTATAATGCTCTGCTATTTGTCTTTCTTTTTCTACTAAAAAATCAACCTCGTTTTTATCTACAGTACTAGAGTTTTCAGAACCATGCTTATAAACACCTTTGTTTGCTATAGTGTAAGCTGCAAAAGGTAAATATTCAGTCATGCCATAATGTATTAACATAGGCTTTACATGATTGTTAACTAAGTTTAAATAGTCACCTGTTAAAGTATTGTTTATAATATCGTCACTAATCTTTTCGAATAAGTTAGAGCCTAAGTAATTCTGTATGTGTATGTCTTGTGCAATCTTTAAAAATTGGATAAATTTATCGTCGTCAATATTTCCGTTTGCCGCTGTGAACTTTTTAGCGTCCTTTGTTGTTATAAATAATGGGTACATATTATTGTGCGTCTATTGGTCTATTAGTATTGTTTGGACTAAAGCCTTTATACTTCATGTCATTAGGCTTCATAGATACTTCTTTCGGGTTAGTAGGTCTATAACCAAACTTACGAGCTTTATTAGTGCTTATAGTGTTTGCGTCTGGATTTAACAAGTTTTGCTTTTTACTTGTACTTACAAAAGTTTTTCTAACCCATTTATGATGACATCTAGGCCCTCCCTTGTATTTAAAAATATCATAAAAGTCCGAGCCGTTCTCACCAAATCCAGCGTTTACTATCTGAGAACTCATCCTATCTATATCCTCCTTACGGTATAGTTTGTTTGCTTTCATCATAGCTTTACAAAAACCTCTTTCTGGGTTCGGGTTTCCTGTATATTGGTATCTAACTTTAAAATAAAATCCGTCTATCTCTGCATCCTGTGAACTCTTTCTGTTTGCGTTTGCTTTTCCTGTAGATACTAGCTCGGTTAATCTTGATTTAATCTTAGATAGGGCTGTAGGCTCTTCTTTTAGTTCGTTTTCCCACTCTTTTACCTGTGCGTTTAAGTCGCTTTCAGTATCGTAGTCGACTTCTCTTTCGTCTATTAACTCCCAGTCCTCACCTTCTGACTCTCCAAACTCTGAAATAATAGCATCAAAGTCCTTACTCATTTTTAAGTTAGCCTCTTCTTTTGCTTGTTGTTTCTCTTCTATTGAGTCCATTAAATTTAGTCTCATGAAGTACATATCTAAACTAGCTTGATTAAACGCTAAGAACGCTTCTAAGGCTTCTAATATAACTTCTTGAAACGGTACTACCGATTGATTATAAAAAACCTTTGTAGCCATTTCTATCTCGTCTGCATTTGAACTAAACCCTTGCGACTCTGTAGTTATTCCGACAAGCATAGGACTAATAACAGTGTGAGCATTTAGTAGCTTAGATTGACACTCTTCTGATAAATATTGATAATGTTCAGGTGCATCGTTTAACGGTATATCTTCAACAGTTGTTGCGCTTTCTTTGTTATCGTTATAAGCTATAATTACTTTATCACCTTTAGAGCCTGTTAATTTGCCTTTTACCTTCCTAGATATTATCTTTTGGGCTTCTTCGCTAGGCACTCCGTTGTTGAAGTTTACTACTTTTGTTCCGCTAAAACCGTTTTGAACATCATTTATTTGATAATCTGCTATTTCTTCTTCTAAAACTGCATAAGGAAGCCCACCAATATAATCAACGTCTGCGAAATACTTCATATCAATACTGTCAAACTGGCAAGGGTAAATTTCTATTTTATCCTTTGAAGTTCCAAAAGCTGAGTATCTAACTGGTTCGTTGTTTCTTGTGTCGCTCCAATCATTGCAATAGTAATACCCTGTAATATCTCCTTTTTCGTCGCATTTTTCAGGGCGCATTAGTCTAGTAGGAATGTAGTCAGCCTTAACTATTTTAGTGTGCTTGTCGTTATAGTGTACTTGAAAATATCCAGTACCTAGCATTTTAAAATTTAAACCTACATTTCTAAGTGCTTTATTGTCTACCATGCTTTTTAACATAGCGTACTCGCTCGGTTTTCTTGAAGCGTCTAAAGCGTGTATTCCACGACCAACTATTAAGCGTGCAATGTTGTTTATAATAGCATTATTTGTAGTACTATTTTTATACCTACCAATAATCCATTCGTAATGATCGTTCTCTTTGCCGTACTCTACCCATTCGTTACGTGAAGTCTCAATAGCTTCGGGCTGCTCATACGTAGCTAGGTTAAATATTTCTATATTGTCGCTCATTGTAATATAATATAATCATTATTAGAAGAGTTTTGCTTGTACTCGTCTTTGTTTATTGTGTATTCGTCAACGTCTTGGTTAGTACAGTAAATCATATCTTTATACACAATATCTTCATCATTGTAAACTACTAAGCTATATTGTTGACCTTCTTTTAACTGATAGATAGCGTTTAATACTAAGTAATAACTTTCTATTGTTGGTGTTACTAAATACTCTGTTTCGCCCTCCTGACCGATAATTACAGCCTTAGTTGCTGCGTACTTTCTCGGTATAATTTTAATATCTTGTGCTGTGGCTAGTTCTTTTAGTACTATCATATTTAATAAACTAAATTTTGTTATTCTTGTTTTAATTCGTATAATTGTAAAAAAAAAGACTATGGAAACTAAGAAGTGTAATAAATGCGGAGAGTCAAAGGAGTTAGTTAGGTTTGATTTTAGGAATGACACACAAAAATATAGA